TTTCTTGCTGGCGCAAGCTGGAAGGGCGTCAAGCGCCCTTCGGGTTTGCGTCAAGAGTGCGTATAGCCGTCTTGTTCAATGCCTAGCCATTGCCCCCATATGTTAATCATGAGGCAGTCATAGCCTTGCACAAAACGGCGTCTAAATTGCCTGTAGGTTGCGCTGGTTGGATTGTCGCTATTTCTTGCGCGCTGATACAGTTTAAACATTGCGGCGCGTTGTGCTTTGGTTGTTGGTGTCATTGTCCTAGTCTCCTGAGTTGCGACGCTGGCGGGCGTCGTGTGGCCGTTGGCGCACAATGGGCGGGCCGCGTGGGTCCGCCGGTTCTGCGTCAATTGCGGGCTGTCATTGCCTCCGCTATCAACTCCGCAATAAGCTGCTTCAATGGTTTGTCTTCTACTGCGGCAAGGATGCGCAACTCTTTGTGGAGTTCTTCGCTAACTGTGGTTTTAATTTCGCGGTCCATGGTTCAAGCCTCCGTTGGTGTGATGTCAAAAGTAAATTCTAGGCAGTTGCAAGCAAGGACGCCGAAGCGTTCGGCGTCGTGGCTTCTCTCAAAATATCCGTCAACGTCTTCGACGCTGATGCAATGGCAAGAGCCATATTGCCGGAAATGCCAATCAATAAAGGCGTCCAGGGGGGCCATGTCTTCGTCTTCTAGGCCGCTTTCATCGCCGTTGATTAAAGGGCAAGCCCAAAAATCTGGGAGGGTATAAGTGACGGTCTTCATTGGCGGGCCTGCTCTATTGCTTCGAGGATAAAATAAGCGCCTGCGATTAGGGCTGTGATTACGCCTGCGCCTAATGCGGAAAGCGCAAGCAATATGATGGCAAGGTCCAGTATATGTTGCATTGTATTTGTCTCCTGGTGACGCGCTGGCGGGCGCGTGATGCGTGATTGCATCATGTGGGGCGCAATGTGCGCCCCAGGTGATATAATCAAGCTGCTATGGCTACTGGTGCGGCTAGTGTAAGGCCTCTGAGGTATGACGCTGCCTTGTATGCGTCGCCCGCTGCCTTGGTGAACAATGCAGGGTTGTTCTTCAAGACTTTGTGCCAGCTTGCGATATATGCCGCGCTGTTTTCGAGCGTGGTATTATCAAAGCCGAATTCTGCGCACAAAAACGCGCTGCCAAGTTCTGCCACAAGCTCCTCGGCTGCGTATAGGCAATCACCAAACTGCTTGCCAAAGGTTCTATTCATGCGCTTTTCGTTGCCTGTCCAATGGGTCAACTCATGAAATGCGGTCGAATAGTATTCTGCAACGCCTGTGAAGGTTTCATAAGCTGGCAGGTTGATATAGTCGCCCGCTGTTGTGTAGTAGGCGCGCTGCTCGTTGTGCTTAATGGTTGCGCCTGTTGATAGCAGGAATTCGTCGGCCATTGCGTCGCGCAAGTCTGCGTTGATTGGCGCTGCCTCTTCGACGGTGAATGGCAGGTCTTCGCATTGGTCAATGTTAAAGACGGTGAAGGCTTTGGGAAACATTGGGCTCTTGCCTGTTTCCGGGTCAGGGTCTTTAACAAACCATTTGATTAAGCCTGTCCCTTTTTCGCCTTTTCTAACGTGGCCTCCGGCTGCTTTTGCCTGCTCATATGTAAGCCATTTCTGATGACGGTATGCGCTGCCAGTAATCCAAAGCATGAACACATTGCTGCCTTTGTAAGCTTTGCCTGTGGTGATGTTAATTGGCATGTCGGCGCTGCCGCCTGTCCATGGTTTGCGCCATGGGATAACGCCCTTTTCAAGCTGCTCTAAAATGCGGGCGGTTGTTTCTTCGTATAAGTCGCGCTTTGCCATTGTCGTAGTCTCCAAGTTTGCAGTCACTGGCGGGTGACGGAGACTTTTATAAATCCAACTGAGTTGGACTGTCAATAGTGTTTAGGGCATAAAACGCAATAAAAGTGAAAATAATCTATTCCAACGCTGTTGGTTAAATAAAATCAGTCTTTTGCCATGTTAATTGCGAGCTTTGTTTGATTGCAATGAGGGCAAGCTGGCGGGTTTGCGCGCATGTTTTCGCGTTCTTTGTAAGAGATTGAGCGGCAATCTTGAAAGCCGCAAGGGCAAACAAGGTAGTAATCTCTAAGAGCGGTCCATCCCCGGCGTTGCGCCTCTTTAATCTCTTTATCTGTCCATATGTCCATGTTGTCGGCCCCATTGGCTTAATAGGCTGGCAATAGTTGCGCGTTGTTCTCGCGTCTTTCCATTTGTGGCTCGCCATATTGCAAAGCTTACAAATGATGCGCGGGCGGCTGTCATGCTGGCGGGTGTGATGTTGTCTGCTTTGGCATATCGCCAAGCTGTCGCGCGATTAACGCCTAGCGCGTCGGCAAGCTCTGGAATTGTTAGGACGCCATGCGCGACAAGGTGCAGTAATGCGCGTCTATTGTGTGGGGTGTTCTTGTTGTTCTGTGCAACCATGCGTTTCAATGTCGGTGATTTGTCAAGAGAAATCGACGCACTATTGTATTCATGTAAATGCCTGTAATGATTAGTTAAACAGCCATGTGGTGCGCGGTGCGTTTTGTATTGTGGCGAATTGAGCGAGTTTCTTCGCGCGGCGGAAGTCATCTTGTCGAGCGGCGGCGCGAGCCGCGAGGCAATCAAGGTCGGTGTTACAAGTGACTGCATTGCAAGTTGAGACAAAGCCCAAAGCCGTTGCCAAAGCGCCTAAAGCTCTCATGGGGCCTCTTACAAAGCTTGCGCCTATCCATCAACTGCTCATCGAATATACTGTCCACGGCGTTCCCGAAAACAAAAAGCGCCTTCTCGATTATCACTATCGGGCCGCGCCTACGGAACAACAGCCAGACCGCAAGCGCCAACTCCTGCCTAATGAGCCGCTAACATGCGATGAAGCTGCCCGCGTCCTGGGTGTGCGTTTGCGTCATGCGCGCCATCTCTTCTCACAGCCTGTTTTCATCAAGGCCCATAACGCAGCAATAGAGGCTATTCGTAACGGTGCTAAAGTCGCGGCTATGAATAAGGTCGCGGCGCTCGTATCTGAACAAGGCGATGGCTCAGCGGCATGGGCCAAGGTCAATCTTAATGCTGCGCAGCTTATACTCGGTGATAGTGCTGGAAATGACGCCAAGCCAAGCGTCCAGGTGAATGTCGGTCTTCAACTCAACCCTGGAATTGTCATCCGATTGCCTGCCGATGCGCCTACTAGCCCGCTTGAACTAACAGCAACGCAAGTCAACGCTGATGACTGATAAGCCAATTGCCGCCTTCACTGATGCCTATAAGCTCGGCCTTATCGCTGCCGGAATACCTGACGGACCAAAGGTCGGACCAATGGTTAAGATGCGCAATGATGATGAAAACAGCGCAAGCGATAATGGGGAACAAGGACAGATTACAGTCATAGCGGATAGTGATAGCGACCCGCTTATGATGATTGCGGATAGGCTGAGGGTGGAGACGCTGAGTGTGGAGAGGTTAATTGCGGAGCGGCTGAGTGCGGAGCGACTAAAGGTCATGACTGCGGAGAGGGGGCTTATGATGATTTCGGAGCGACCGCTTATGGCTATTTCGGAGCGGCTGAGTGTCGTGGGTCAGGCCGAAGCAAGCGCAGCTTCCAACATTTCCGCGCAACGCATGGCCGAAGTGCAGGCCGAGGTAGTGGCTGACACGGCGCGATTGATAGCAGGCCAATATAAGCGCCTCGGTTAGTGTGTGTTCGGTTTACTGAACCAGCAATTGCATAATAAAATCAAAGGGAACTGCCTATGATGTGCCGTATTATGTGCGCAGCTTGGCTTGATAGTGCGCGAGACGCCATTTTTCGCCATCGACGCATCATTAACCTACGCAACGTAAACGCCCCGGCCCCTTGTGTTCTGCTCGACTGCGCGGGGGGGAAAATCGGGGCCACCCCCCATGCTCCACCCCCCCCCACGCACACATTTCAAAAAAGTTTTTTGGCGGTTCGGAACATTGGGTGGCTACGATGGTGAACCCGCCGGATGATGTGTTGGATTATTTTTTATATGTATGTGGTCTTCATCAGCGAGTTGTTGATGGTTTAGTTTTTGATTGCGATGATTTGATTGATGTTTTGGTTCAATCTGGTGTTGAGAGTTCGTTGTTATTTAATGAATGGGCTAGACGCGAGGAGTGTCCGTATAGGATGGTTTGTTATGTTGAGTGTGGTGTTGTTCGGTTAGAATTGGGGATGGGCCATTGATTGCGGAAGTATTGGCGGAGCGTGGCGAGCGGTATGGTTCGTTTAGGGGTCATGCTGAGATTACGCAGGCATTGAAGGATGTGATGAGGTTGTCTCCTAAGTGGGGTGATTTGGATTGTTCGCAGACTGAGGCGTTGGAGATGATAGCGCATAAGGTTGGTCGGATATTGAATGGCGACCCTAATTACGCTGACAGTTGGGTAGATATTGCGGGTTATGCGACGTTGGTTGCGGAGAAGTTATGACTGAGACGTATGAGATTAAGATTGAGAGGAACGACACGGAGTTTGAGGTTGTTTCTTATGATTTTCCCGAGGACAGGTTTGGGAAGAAGATGTTGTCTGTATTGTTTGCACAGATAAGCCAGCATTTGCAGGATGAGGTTGAGGCGAGTGAGGGCGAATGATTGATTGGTTATTGAATTGGTTGAAGGTGACGGTTGCTCGTTGGTTATTGGCTGATGAGTTAGAGGCTGAGCGTGTTCGTGACCGTGAGAAGTGGCGACGGCGGCAGGAGATAATTGATGCTAATTATGAGACGACTGATACTGCCGATGACCTTGATAGGGGCGAGTTTTAGTTTTGTTGGCTGCAATAGTGTGTCTGAGTATCACGGCGGTTCTTGTCCTAATGTAAGGACTTACAGTCCCGCAGAGCAGAAACGTGCTGCGCAAGAGATCAGGTCTAATCCTAATGGCGAGTTAGCGCGGATGGTTCGGGATTATGGATTGTTGAGGAAGGCGTGTCGAATTTAAGTAAGGCGAGTGGTGAGCGGCGGGCGTTGTTTTCGAGTTGGCCTGCTGAATATCGCCAAGGTTATGATGACGGATTGAAGCGTCGTTTGAAATATCCGCAAGGTTTTAATGAGTGGGTTTCTAAGCGGCAAGACGCTTATTACGCTGGCTATAATCGCGGGCGGTTAGATAGGCCTGACGTTAAGGTGCGTCGATGAAAGATTATCGTCTGTTACTCATTGGAGCGACGCTTGGCCTAATTTGGGTTGGCGGTGTTCTTCTAATGACATGGATGGTTCTATGACCGACGATATTAAGAAGGGGCCTGTCCCCAACCCTGCGGCGATTACGACTGTAAATAACAAGACGGGAATTACCGTTTGGGTCTTAGGCGATGACATTGGTGCGCCGGGCCGTGAATATCCAGACAACCCCGGCGTTAAGTCAACGCTTGGCGCTGTTAAAGCTGGCACAAATATTACGATTGCCGCTGACGGAACAATTTCAGCAAGTGGTGGCGGCTCAACTGATTGGTCGCAAATTACCAATAAGCCCGCAACATTTACACCACCTATTGCAACGGCGGCTGTTGTCGGCGGCGTAAAGCAGGGAACCAACATTACGATTGGAGCTGACGGCACCATTAGCGCCGCTGGCGGGACTATTGTTCCAGCAACGCCAACTGTGCTTGGCGGCATTAAAGTCGGAACTGGCCTTAATGTTACGGGTGACGGCACGTTATCGACGCAAGACGCTGTGCCGGATTGGAATAGCATTATCAATAAGCCAGCCACGTTCCCGGTTGCTATTGCGTCAGCAAGTCAATTGGGTGGCGTTAAAGAGGGCGCTGGTATTAACATTGAACCAGACGGCACAATTAGCACTGTATCGGCTGCGCCTGAGTGGAATGAGATTTTAAACAAGCCTGTTGCGTTTCCGCCGCCTGTTGCGGCAACCAATGTTCTTGGTGGCGTAAAGCAGGGCAACGGCGTGTCGATTGGTCCTGACGGAACACTTAGCGCAAACATTCAGCAAGTGGATTGGGACATTATCGTTGATAAGCCGACTGCATATCCGCCGACGATTGCTTCTGATACTGAGGTTGGTGGCGTTAAGGCTGGCAACAATATCAGCATTGACATTGACGGCACGATTAATGCGGCTGCGGTGGATTTGCCAATTGCTTCGACCTATTTGCTTGGCGGCGTCAAGATTGGTGCGGGCATTAGCATTGCAGAAGACGGCACGATTGGAACTGAGGCCAGCGCGCCATATTGGCTTGACATTGTTGATAAGCCAAAAGCGTTTCCTCCGACAAACGCAAGTGAAGGTGTTGTTGGCGGCATTATGCCTGACAGCAATTTCTCCATTGCGCCGGATGGTATGATTTCCGCTAAGCCATTTACGGGTGTTCCGTTTGCGGCGATTGCTTATGATGGTTACGGCAAGATTGGCGGTTCAACGACTGCGACGTTCCTTAACGGCAATCTTATTCTTGGCGGCAGCGCGCCTGTTGTTAAGGAAGACGGCACGTTAGGCGAGACTGTATCGTTTGGCGGTCAGGTTACATTGCTTGACCAGACGGGTGCATATCGCGCTGGCATTAAAAACGATAGCTTTGACTATACGCTTCTTCTGACAAATGGCCCGAATGTTAAAGCGGGCTTTATGCCGTTTGTGACGCAGGTTGATAACGTCGATGTGTCGGTTGCTTTTGGCCCATTGTCTGACGCTATTGGTTACACGACCAAAGCAAAGCTCGGTGTTGTGCAAGTTGGCAACAATATTGACGTTGATGCGAAGGGTGTTGTCAGCGTTAAGACGACAAGCAAGTCAGACCTTGGCCTTGTTAAAATTGGCGGCGGTCTGGATGTTGACGCAAATGGTCTTGTTACGCCAAGCCTTGCGACGACTGCGTCTCCCGGCATTGTTCAAATCGGCAAGGGCTTGGAGGTTGATGCAAACGGCGTGATTAACACGACTGACGCAGTTGGCTTCTTAAACCGCAGGGTTTTTGAAAACAACACATATTACGAAAAGGATTATGATTGGACGTTGCCGGAAGGAGTTGAGTATTTCCGTGTGACGGTTGTTGGCGGCGGCGGCACTGGTGGCGGCTGG